CGCCAAGATTGTGGACAGATCGTGCCCATTTGCGTTGATAGCTGCGGATTACTTCAGGGGACGCATTGTATGTTTGAAAAATGCGCCGTGCATAACGTAAAAGTGTGATGTTCATATGAACTCCTGTCTTGTTGAGTCTTAAATGTAATTGAGAAAACTACCTCAATACATACGTGTTTTCCCTATGTGGCAAACCAAAAAACAATGATAGTCTTGCCAGCATGAACAAAATAGACCAACGCGAAACCGATGCCGCATGGGAACTTTGCATAGACGCATTGCAAGCCATTCGGCAATACACTTTTGATCCGCGAGACTTTGAGGCAGCATCAATTGCTGTCCTGTGTCGAGCCATTGAATTAACCGCAAAAAAGGAAGTTGAACTATGCTACAAGAAAAACAGTTCTATTTGAGTTGCCTTGAAGCCGGGCCTATGTGCCAGCGCAGTATCTCAAACAGATTGTCTACAAGATTTACCGCATCTCCAGCGGCCATCAGAGATGCTTTGCTGCTGGAAGGTCTTATTGAGTTGTCTCACATCAAGCGTGAAGGCGCTACGCAAAAGATCAACCATTACTACAAACTGACTGGCAAGAAATTGGCTGTACCCAAAAAGAATGGGGCCAAACAAATACAAGTCCCATCTAAGTTTTGGGAAGACGGTACGCCAAAATCACAAAACAACGCCTTTAATTGGTCGGACAAGAAGTGTTCTTTGTTTAGCAAAACAGAACTTTCTCAGATGCACCAGAAGTATCACAACAACATGCCGATCACCGTTTACAGCAGGGCTTGAGTGCTGTTATAGTATTGTGAAACCCGGATACCGAGGAAGTCATGAGCCTCGGGAAAAGCGTCCCCACCTCGCCTTCCGTTGGTTTCTTTTAAGGTGGCTCATTGTTAAAAGGTGCGGCTTATGGCTAAGAAAAGCTATTCCGAAAAATTGTTAGACCCTCGTTGGCAACAGATGCGCTTGCGCGTTTATGAGCGCGATGAATTTAAATGCAGAATTTGTGGTTGCGCCACAAAAACTTTAAATGCTCATCATGTTCAATACCACCCATATGCTGAAGGCCCGTGGGATTATGACTCCGACACGATCATAACTTTGTGTGTTGATTGTCATTCTGATGAACATACTGAACTTGATGCTTCTAAAGCAAATGTGATGCTTGCTCTGATAAAAATGGGCTATTGGGGCACTTTTGAGTTTGATTCTTTGTGTGATGTTCTTGGCAGTTTGTCAAAAGACGATTTAACGCAACTGTTTCGGGAGAAGCTGTATGGCTCGAATCAGAACAATTAAACCTGAATTTTGGCGTGATGAACTTTTGGCAGGTATATCTGCTGAAGCTGCTTTGCTTGCCATAGGTCTTTTAAATCATTGTGATGATGAGGGGTACTTCAATGCCAATCCAAAGTTGGTTGAATCTGATGTTTTTCCATTGAGGTCTTTGTCAAATAACACTACCGAACTGCTACGGGAGTTGTCAGTGATTGGTTACATAGAGGTGTTTTCTGGCTCTGATAGCAAGACTTACGGCAAGGTGGCTAACTTTGAAAAGCATCAAGTCATAAACAAGAAAACTCCTAGCAAAATCAAAGGCTTATGTGAATTACGACAAGACTACCAGACCACTACCGTAGTCCTACCTACTGGAAAGGAAGGGAAAGGAATGGAAGTGGAAAAGGAAAGGAAGGCTCCCAAGGTCGCAGCAACTGTCGTTGCTTGCCCACCTGATGTTCAAGAACAAGTTTGGAAAGATTGGCAAACCCTCCGCAAGATGAAGAAAGCGCCAGTTACGGAAACAGTTGTTGACTCTGCCAAAAAGGAAGCCGCCAAAGCCAATATGTCGTTCAACGATTTTTTGGTGGTCTGGTGTCGGAGAGGATCACAAGGTCTTGAGGCTGATTGGTTAAAACCGCATGAACGGCAATCTTTTGCCCAACAAGCCGCTGATGTTGCCCGGACAACAGTACCCGCTAGAAACTCTGGCCCTGACCCTGTGCTTCTCCAGATTGAAGCTGACCGACAAAACGCCAAGCCCATGCCAGAGAGTATTCGTCAACAAATCAACCAAGTATTGAGGAAAGTATGACAAGAGAAGACATTATCCGCATGGCGCGGGAGGTTGGAGCAATCCATATTCATGGCAGACCAAATGAATTTGCAATTGTTGGCAATGACTCGATCAAAGCATTTGCCGCCCTTGTCGCCGCAGCAGAGCGTGAGCGCATTAAAGAAGAAAATCAACGATGCTATGTAGCAAGGGGACAAGCATGAACGAAGACATGAAAAACGCATGGGTTGAGATCACTCGCTCATTTGGTGAGCCTACCCAAGAAGAACTCGATTTGTTCTTGCGGACATGGCAAATGGCGATTCAAGCAGAACGCAAGCGATTAGCCATTGAATGTGCAATGTTGCCTTTTGGAGACACTGCCGCCAGCTTCTCGGTCTGGATTGCCAATGGTGGTAAGCCATGAAACCCACTCGTCAGCAAGCAATACGAGAATTGCTTTTAAAGCACCCTCAAGGGCTTACAAGGCAAGAGATAAGCGATACCCTGAACATCCATGTTGCCAATGTCAAAACAGCGATTAAAGGGATGCCAGATGTATTTGTGGACAGGTGGATTCTCGGTGGTCATGGTCAGTTTCAAAAGATTTACTGCGCTGTGTATGTCCCTGAAGACTGCCCTCACCCTAAAGACAGGGTTTATCGTCAACCAAAAACTGTGTGGGTGAATGTATGAGCAGAAGTTACGCACTGAGAAAACTTTTGGAGCATGGTGGCCTGACCCGCCGGGAGATCATTGAGATCACTGGCTGGAAGGTCAAACAAGTTCACTACACATTGGCTTACTTGGCTGAAATCGAAGCAATCAAGAAAGACGGAAAGAATTGGGTATTAGGGTAACTACTCATGGCTTACAGCAGAAAAGCAATATCTAATCAAGGCGACAGATACATGATTGAACTTGGTGAAGCGCGAGTCTTGTTCAGGACTTACGAGGCAACAGGTCAAAAGGTGTTAACGCCTGTTCGCATGGAATGGTTAGAGAAGACCTATGGAACGGGTGCTGTCCAAAGAATCAAAGGCTATATGCTGAAGTTACAGAATGGGGAATTGGAATGACAACACAACACACTCCGGGGCCTTGGACTTTTGAGTTTGAGGATGAAGATTCCCAATTAATTATCAAAGCAGGTGATAAACAAGTTTTAGGCGGATGTGGCTGCTGTGGCTCGCCTTGGTGCGGAATGGAAGACGCTCGTCTGATTGCCGCAGCACCTGATCTGCTGGAGGCGCTTAAAAGGGTTATGCCTTTTATTGACTGTATTGCCGCAGTGACCCGTGAAGAAATTATTGAGTATGAAGCCGCTATGAAGATGGCAGATGCTGCAATCAAAAAAGCAACAGGCCAAGAATGAGATACGCTGCCAGAGTAGACGCTAACCAAGCGCAAATCGTTTCAGCACTGAGAGCCGCTGGCGCTTATGTCTGGATTATTGGTTTACCTGTTGACCTTTTAGTCGGCTACGAAAACCAGACATTTCTTGTTGAGGTCAAAGATGGCCCTAAAAAGCGTTTAACGAAGCTACAGCAAGAGTTTTTTGAAAGTTGGTGCGGTGGTATCGTTTGCCGCATTGATGGCCCTGAAGCGGCTTTACGCATGATTGGGGTTGTAAAGTGAAAATCACCCTTCACAGCGCACAACAAGCGCACACTGTCCTGAAAGATGTTTGGGCCAAGGCCAAGCCTTACTTGCTGGCTGGTAACAAGCTGGTACTGACGATTGAGGAACAAAAGCGAAGCCAAGAGCAAAACGCCTTGTTGTGGTCTGTGCTGACTGATCTGTCAAAACAAGTGCCGTGGCATGGAGAGAAGCTGACCAAAGAAGAATACAAGGATTTGCTGACTGCTGGCTTGAAAAAGCAAAGGGCTATTCCCGGCATGGATGGTGGCTTTGTTGTTCTTGGTACTTCAACCAGCAAGATGACCAAGGCAGAAATGTCGGACTTGATAACGCTGGCCCATGAATTTGGTGATATGCGTGGTGTTGAGTGGTCGCCTACAAGTATTGGGGAAGCAAATGAAAGTTGAAATTGGTAACGCAACGCTCTATCTCGGCGACTGCATGGACATTCTGCCTACGCTGGATAAGGTGGATGCGGTGATTACTGACCCGCCTTATGGAATTGATGTTGGATCAATGGGCATGGGCAAAGGCAAAAAGGCCACGACCTTTGAGAAGTTTGATTGGGACAAAGAAACCCCAACGGCTTACTTAATTGCTAGATGCCTTGCCGCTGCTGACGTTGCAATTATTTGGGGTGGCAATTACTTTGCACTGCCTCCAAGTGGGTGCTGGTTGGCGTGGGACAAGGTGCAGCAGTTTTCAGGCGCTGATTTGGAGTTAGCATGGACAAACCTTAGCAAACCAACCAAGGCTTTTAGAATGTCACGAATTGAGGCATACGGAAGCATTGACAAGCAACACCCAACACAAAAGCCACTTGCCTTGATGAAGTGGTGCATTGAGCAAGCTGGCAACCCTGAAATAATCCTAGACCCTTTTATGGGCAGCGGAACAACTGGAGTTGCTGCTGTCCAGATGGGCCGCAAGTTCATTGGCATTGAGCGTGAGCCTAAATACTTTGAAATTGCTTGCAAACGCATAGAAGACGCACAGCGAACCTTTGATATGTTTGGTTTCAATGGCACAACAGCCGCTGACTTGCCGAAACAGGAGTCCATGTTTTGATGTTTCCCAAGCATAACTACATCCGCAGCAAGAAACTGCTGGAGAACGCTAGGCAAATTCCTTGTATGCACTGCGGTGCTGATGATGGGACAGTCGTAGCGGCTCACACCAATTGGGGTGGTGGTAAGGGTAGAGGCATTAAGGCTGATGACAACTTGATCGCAAGTCTTTGCTTTCACTGTCATAGCCAGCTAGATCAAGGCTCGTCTATGTCCAAGACAGAACGCATGGCAATGTGGTTTGATGCTCACTACCTAACTGTTCACGCCTTAAAAGTTCGCGGTTTGTGGCCTGACGATGTGCCACTACCTACGGGTTTCCACTAATACACAAAGCTGATTTGCCAGATCACAATTGAGGCTCATTAACCAAGGAATGATTATGAAAATCTCTCAAGTCACTGGAAACTACACCTACAAGACACTCTTGAATGGTGGTGTTGTCACTGTTGAATTTGAAATTGAAGACACCTCTGATGACTATGGCCCTGACTATCGCGTCAATTGCAATGGCATCTTTTTCGAGGGCGTAGACATTACAGATATTCTTTCCAATGAACAGTATCAAGAACTGGTTGATGACGCACACGCCGATTGGAGAGAGTGATGCAAATACCTATTGCCATTGTTGTGTGGGCCGTAACAGTTGTGCTTGTTCTTTTATTTGCCCCTAGAACTG